TTTCATTTATTCCCGTTAAAGTAGATCCGATTTTATGTATCCATCCCGTAGGAATTTTACTGGCCAGTTCTTTGCCTTTATCATAGGCATATCCTAAGCCTTTCCCAACTCCATAGCTAGCGGCACCCATCAAACCACCCTCAGCACTTGTGATTGCCGCTTCTGAGGGACTTTCGGCGGTTCCGATAGCTTTACTAGTACCAAAAGCCAGGCCTGTCTTAGCGGCCTGCCCAAGCGTTCCCATTGGTGCCATGATTGTTGATGGCACTGAACCTATGATGTTTGTGGCCATAGTTCTTTCCGGATAAGCAAATTCTGCGGCCTTTTGCTTGCGAATCTCATTACCTCTACTTTCTTTAAAAGATTCTTTACCAATGTTTATCGATTCTCCTAATGGTAATCCTTCTTTTAATCCTCCGTAGAAGCCACCAGCAGCAGCACCAGCGGCTGCGATAGAAGGTCTAAGCTCAGCAGTCAATCCTCTTCCTAAGCCCAATAAATTGGCCTGTGATTCACTTGGTATAGGTTCCCACGATTTCTCGCTAGCAGGATCTCCACCCATATAAACGTGATTATCTTCAATGCTGCCAATCCTCTTCCAACTCTCCGAATTACCAGCATTCCCACCAATATAAGAATAACCTTCTTCGGTATGTCCTATTTTAATTGGCATTATTTTTTTCCTTTGTCTTGATATTTGGACCAAGGACCAGTTTTCTTATTATTAACAATTGATTTTGGCTTGATATTTTCTGATATCCTTTCACTTAATATTTTAGGCATTTCGGGAACATTGGGAGAATCAAATCCACTAGTGCTATAACCAGATCTTTTAAGTGCATCCATGTCCGATTTTAATTTATTCTTAACCACTCGATCTAAAATATCAATTTTTGATAAAGTGGTTGTATGTGGATTGTTTAATTGAAATAACATCTTTTTATATCTAATTAAATCTTGATCCGTTAATCTACTTCCTTCTATATATTTAGCAGCTTTTTGGGTAATCATATCAATTTGAGTTTCTAGAGTATTTGCTCTTTCATTATATGGATTTTTAGAATTAAATCTGCCCTTTATAGGACCAAATAAATCAGAGTTATCTTTTACGGTTTTCCTTAGGTCCTCGAGAAGTGCTGGAATTGTTGCCCCTTCATTCATATCGTTAATAATATTAGGAGGAAGCATTTTACCATCAGGCCTTGAATTGTCTTTATTTGGTGATTGCCATCTATTATTTTTGTCGATAGTAGATTGCATTAGTTGTCTTTTTAAATTATTAGATTCAGGATCTTGATTTTTTCCAACTGCAACCTTTTTCTGAGCAAATCCACCCTTGCCATCTGGAACAAGTTCTATAAGCATTCGCTCATTAGGTTTTGGCGGTTCGTTTTCTGTCCCTCTAATATCATTTCCAGTTTTTTCCCCAAGATCAAGAAGCTCGTTAGTGTAAAACTGTCCGCCTTGCTGACGTGCTTTTTCCTGAGCTGCATTTGCGCTATCTTCTTTTAATAGATTCCATTTATCACTAGCAAGCTTAATATTATAAATAGTCTCTCCGACTTGTAATGCTTTAGCTAGTCTATCCCAGGCCTCTGGTGCCCTCTGTGGTTGTTGTACTGATACAGTCATTATGCCATCCCCTTGTAATCTTTATATCCGGCCTGAATCATCTGAAACAATGGTTTACCATATTCTAATCGAACTTCATGTGGAAGTTCATTAAGTGCTTGTTCTCCATCTCGTAACGCCATTAAATTTTCTTCTCTACTAACACCTTTTAGATTTGCCCTTCTTGACATTGCCGATGATTCTAATGGTTGTGGTCCTGCCTGATTATTTCTTACTGATCCGACCAATCCTGCCGCCCCATTAACTGCCATCATTTGGCCACCTGGAATCATAAATCCAGCTATTATCTGGCCTATAGACATCGCTTTGCTTAGACTGTCATTTTGTTTTTTTTGTGGAATATTTATTTGTGCCATATTTATAACTCCGAAAAATATTTTTAAATTTTAATTCTATCTGTTGAAAATCTTTTTCCAAACAACTGCCCAAATAAATCCGTCGGTCTTCCAGCTTCTAACTTTGCTAACTGCTTATTAAATTCTGAAATTTGTCTATCAAGTTCAAATTGCCGATCTGCCTGATCTAAAGTCCTTAATTTTAACGATCTATCTTTCTGAGCTTCTTCCAATGCTCTCCTTGTCGTCGTCTCACTTGCCAAAATAGATTCATCTGTTTTTTGTCTTTCTTCGTTTAGTTTACCAATCGCCTCTTGTTCCATTTTTATTTGGGCACCACTAGGGCCACCGCCTAGACGTGCAAAACGTCTAGACATTGCTTCTTTCATATTATTTTGGGCGCTAAGAAAATCGCTATTTACTCTTTTTCTTGCTAAATCATATTCAGGCAATGTTATTGGTATTGGTTTTTCATTGGAGGTAGAATCTTTTGCTGGTATATCAAAAGGCTTTGCATCTATTATCTTATTTTCTTCTTTGTCACCTTTCAATAATCCCTTACCTATATTATAAGCAGTTTTACCAACAACATAAGGAGGAGTTATTTTTACAACATTCCCACCAAATTTAACAGCTCCATGACCAATTTTTTTTGCTGATTTCCAAAGTCCCATTTTATCGTCTCCCTTTTATATTATATTCAAATGACATATAATGAATTTTGAAATGGTATCCAACCCTATTTAAGTTTGAAAATTTAAACTGAACACGCTTACCGTTGAGATTCCCAACATCAAAATTAATATCTCTCTGACTATATCCAGCGCTTAATATATCAAATCCCCAAATGAAATAACCCCAATACGTTCTAGTGGTATCGATATTAATATGATTGTAATAATAGATACCCATATCACTATCTGATTTTGCAGAAAAACCCATAAACATATCATCGTAACAATCAGCTAAAAAATAAATATAACGAAAATCTTTATGTCTCTCAGCATCTTCCATACTTCCGAAAAATTCCTTAGTAGTATAATAGGAATTGATCGCATGTTCTCCAGTACTATTGATATCGGAATAATTATCTGTGTTTAATTGGTAAACAAATCCATCACCAATAGAATTTCCACCGTATAATTTCCCTTGATAAACAGTGAAATTATTTATATATAAACTATCCCATGGAAACCAAGGATATTGTGTCACTCCTGCCCAAACAGAAAGAATATTAGCGTTCTCGCCTTCTGTATTTTTGTAGGAGAAATCTAAAACATAAATTCTATTATTATAAGTGGCCGACTCTCCAAATGGTAAAGCGATATAAACTTTATTCTTGTGAGTGATTGCAGAAATGTTTTTGATATAAGCTTTTGGTATCTGGAAAATATCTGGTTCTATTTTATCGCTTATCATATCGCTACTTACGCTATTATAAGTAAGCCTAGCAACACTAGGATCAGTAGAATCATTTACTAAATTTTGAAATCCTACAATATTCCCGTACTCTGTAGCAGGGCATAGAATACCGCCATTATAATCAACAATAGCATCACTGCACACGTTACCGTATTGTGATCTGGAAATAGCTTTTATCCAGTTAGTTGGATCGTTATCGGGAAAATACATCAAATAAGGCCTACGGTCGCAAGTAACAATAATACCATTTTCCATTAGTCCAAAACCGTTAGGAGTATCGCCACCCTTATCACCCATTTTTTCAAAATTTGCAGCTTTTACAACGAAAGGATTTAGTGCCTCAGTGTATTTAACATAACTAGGATTATCGACATCGTTAAAAAATGCTCTGCCAACTGTCGGGTGGAATATAGCTGTTTTCCACTTTGGTGGCTTCCCTTGATCAGTAGGGGCAAGAGCTCCTAGGCTGGTATCTGGTTTATTGTCGTTGTATACGGTAGCAGTATTATTCGCAACCATTGTCACCAACTTGTATACCAATCCGCTTGCTTCCGTTCTGTAAACCGCCCTGCCTGCAACGCCATAACTCTGTGGGGCAACTGGCAAATCAATACTAAGAACAGCAGAGACAGCATTATAATGATTACTAACGGGGCCCACATCTCCCAAGACAAGCGCAGAATTAAAAAATGCCACTTTATAGGCATACGAACCACTTAAGACGCTAGCACCGTTAGAAACACACACGGGAGCACTTGGGGGCACATCTATTCCATGTCTTGTAAAATTGGTTCCGTCATATTTATAAGGTTGGGTCCCATTATTAACAAACAGATATCCTTCATCCTGAAAACTACTAACTCTTGTTCCTACCGTATAAATCGATTGTGCTGATGGTATAGTGATCCAAGATGTACCGCTGGCCCTATATCCACTACCACCAAAAAAAGCGACCATTTGCTCGTTGCCATCAAAATCAACTCTAGTAAAAAGACCATCGCAAACAAACGAACCGACGGCCGCAGTATTGAACGGCATACTTCCATGCCTAGTGGCTACCGCTTTACCATCGTACATAACATTTAAACAATCGGCGCTATCGTTATCAGCAATTAAATTATTGCTAAATTTAGAATTTAAACCACCATCAAAAAGAATCTTTCTTGTAGGTCCTGGATACATACGCGTGTAATCTGACATTAATTGCCCCTACATGAAAAGATTACGGCCACAAACTTCCTCGCTCTTAACGACTCCGTTAGCACCTGCTCTTTTTAATTGTTTAATATTAGATTCAATTTTCAATAAATTAAGTTCAAATCTATCTAGGAATTTATTAGCGATATCAAATTTTTCATCCTTAAAAACCATGCACGATAAAACATAGTCTAATAAATAAACATGATATCTTGTCGGTATCTCTAAAATAGATCCTGTAGTTATTGGCTGAGGTTCATTGTAAGTATATATCAATAGTGGCTGCTCACCAGCGGGGATAGGTCGCAATCTAATTTTCTCTTGCCATTCTAAATACTGTTGAGGATTTCCAGTGCTCGCCGTAGTTTCAAAAAAACCTGTCAACAAATCATCATCATCAAAAGATATTTTATCAAGTTTTTTTCCGTTCCAAGTTACTCTTTTAACACCAATTGCATACTCCGGTAAATCATACTCCTGAACATTTGGAGCGGTTACAGTCTCAAAAGTTCTTTCTATGCATTTAGTTTCTATTGCCATCCTCAAACAAGCTTCATATATCAATTGATATAATTCGCCAACGTCCCAAAACTTAGAACCCATTGAATTATATTTATTCCTGCAAGAGTTTACAATTGTCTCTAGATTCAAAATCTCCCTCCTAGGAAACCATCGTCCAGTGTGTAGGATTCCTTAGATGCGCGTTTTTATTTGGACGTGGATACTCGTAATACCATGGCGACTGCTGCATATAAATAAAATCAGAATCACAATTTACTGAAATTACAGTTTCTATTCTATGCGCATAAATCCTATGGTGTTCAGATGTTACAAATTCGTAATTTATTATATTTTTTATAAAATAATCATAAATTACGCTAGTAACTGCCATTGAATTTTCAAAATATTTATCAACTGCTTTGTATAAAATATTAGTAACTATCATCGTGTTACTAATTTCTTTATCAACTGTTTTATAAATATCATCTAGATTCAAAGGGATAGTATTGTCGATATTTTTGTCATCAATGATTTTTATCTTCTGGCCATCACCCCAGATAAAAATGCCAAAAATACCACTGCCCCAATAAAGGGGCGATCCACAACCTACAGCAAGCAATGAATTATTTATCGTCTTTGTATAATCTACCATATTATGAAAATGTTAAATCACATATTACGGTTAATACATCATCGGCACCCTTGTTCAGCACTAACTCAGTATCTCTATTAAGGATAGTACCAGCAAGAGCACTATCGAAAACAGCATACTCCGAAATTGCACCAGTACCGGAACCCGTAGCAAATGTTGCCGTCACTCTATAAATTGCACCAGTAATATAACTAACATTTCCAGATTGTCTTGATAGCTCGTCTTCTAATGCAATATCAGCGATACTTTCGCCAGTAGTACCCGAACCAATTCCCACATATCGCATATTAAAAGTAACTGGAACCGTTACGGAATCATTTAAGTAAGATGCGATATACTCTTTACCAACAGTAGTAATTACATTCTCACCTTTTTTTTCTTCTTTCAATGTTCCATCTGGGCCGTATAATCTTACCCACCAAAAACCACGCATTTTAGAAATATTTTTCATTTTTTTACCTTAGCATTTTTTTAGTCTTCTATCCCTGTCCTCATCAAATTTTTGTGAAGCATGGAAAGTTACTATGTGTTTATCTAATTCTTCCTTAGTTAAAAAAACTTTTCCGCAGGCCTGACATTTTAGTTTAGTACTTTCATTGTCATCTATCGCCTTAAAGTTTTGGGGTAAAACAATTCTTACTTTTTTAAACGACTCTGGTTTTTTATTTCCTGCTCCGTCGAGTTTGATTGGGGTGCCTTGGAAACTTTTGAACTCGTTTGCTTCGTAGAAATCCATTTCAATAAATCCGCCAGGTACGATATGTATTTTATCACCTTTGTAAGTTTCAATAAGGGGGTAAGTATTGTCATTGTAGATCCTCACTATTTGATTATCGATCCTTTCGCTACATAATTGATCATTGCTCATAAAAACTAATCTCCACAAATAAATTTATAAGTCGTTATTACGTCGGTACATCCCGAAGAACTTTCTACTTTTACAAATCGTAAACCATCAGCAGGCACAGGAACTACTTTTTGCGATAGTGCCGAATTGATGGAGAAATCAGTCATAGAAGAATTGTGTACAACTCTCCGATAGGTAGAATCAAGCTTACTAGCTGCTTGAACGTACAGACTACCACTTGCCATCGTAGGCACTTCTAAATAGATTCTACGCCAGCTAATGCCTAAATCCAGCCCACTAGAAAGAGTAATTCCACTTGCTACGTTTACAGAAAAAACACTTTGAGGCAATCCCATGATTTCCCCCTTAATTACCGTAAACTGTTAAATAAAACTTATCATTAGCAGTTACAGCACTCGCACCAATGTAACCACCGGCAGCGGTGCCGGTTGATCGTACATTTTTAAAAAGCGTAATCGCTGCGGTCGTCATTGTTATCGGTCCTAATGAGTACGCTTGTACTACATTTAAACCAGTATCAATATCGGCCTCGGCAGAATCTGCCGTAATGCTAAGTATGTGTACTCGCTTATTTCCGAAAACTGTTTTCTCAATGATTGAGTTATCCCATGCCATTTTTTTTATCTCCTAGAAAAGTATCTTGATTTGCTTATCTGCCGGATCTGAATCGGGACACAAGCACATTTCATCAAGTTCATTTGTTAATGTGTACATTCTAATAAAATGCTTTAATTCCATCTGACGAATACTGTAGAGGTTACCCTCTGGGTATGCACCCATCAATCCACCCTCTGTACAATTGATATAAATCCCTGGTACTTCCATACTTAACCAATCAAACCATCCTTTGAAATTATAGTATGATTGCCAAGTCAAAACTCTGTTACCGTACACATCCATCGCACGAATAGCATGCCCCAACTTGGAATCATATTTTGAATCCCATCCATGGAATTTTTTGGTATATGAAAAACTAAAATCGGCACCAATAAAACAAATTGGATTACAACCTAAAATTCCTTTTGCAATGTAAGTGCAAGCACCAAGCACATTACCGCCAGTAGAAATGAGCATATTAAATCTTTCAATTTCATTTACCTTGTCGTTGTATTCTTTATCTGGAACCGGACAGTTGAAAAAATAAATTGGACCTTTCCACAACTCAAGAAGTTTTGGATTTGAACCAATGAACGCGATTAGAGTATAGTTTTTAGTTGCTTCAAAATACTCTTCTTTCGTCTTAGTTCCACCCTCGTAAAGTTCCTCAACAGTCACCTCGCCAGCATCTAGAGTAACGAAGTAATTACAAGGAAGTTCATGATCAACGAAGAAATGAAAATTATGTAAACAACTTATAATTGGTATATCTTTCACGTTCTTTAACTGCTCACCATTAAACTTTAGTGATGGACCACTGCCCACACAAATTGCTGGTTGCATGTTAAATTTTTTATGAAGCAAACCTAAAGATTTATCTTTAAATGGCCCATAAACTTTGTGATTAGCGGCTATCTGGTCTATCCACTGTTTACGCCAACTAGCTATCGTAATCCCATCATTACTACACGCCTGTTGATATAATTGGGCATTAGACACCGGCGGCGCCATTATAACGTTGTTAAACTCAAAATCCATTTCTACCGTTCGTAAAGTCATCAAAAACCTCTTGATTAAAGTTATAAAAAAGGGAGAGTAGAACGTCCAACTCTCCCGAAAAAACTATTTAGAATCTATTGCCAATAAATCCATAGAACGAACCACCGCTAGCAGTATCGCAATTTAAACCGTATCCAACTACTGCGAACGTACCAACACCAACGGCATCGGTAACAGGTACGGACTGATGGAATGTACCATCTACACCCAATGCAAGCGCCATGTAGTTTCCGGTGATTGTAGAGTTTGCGTGTGCTTCTAAAAGTGAAAAACCTTTAGTCATTACCCAGCCGTATGTACCAGTTGTTAGTGTAGCGTGCTTTACAACGCCCACAAATGGGTTTGCTACGTCAGATAGAGAGGTTACAGCTACCGAGTAGGCACTAGCTGCCGTAACTAATTTAACCCCGTATGTAGGGCTGATTTGTGATCCTCCGGCGTTGTAGCAGTAAACATATTCCTCACCTTTATGGTATCTTCTGGCCCCTATCTCGTTAGATGGAGTTCCAGTTACTGCACTGATTTGCTCATCGTATGCAACTGGTCCGAAAAAGTTCATTGTCATATATCATTCTCCGTTTTATAAAAATTCGTAAAAAATTGTAAAATGGATTGATATAATACTTTATTATATCAATCCACATTGTACTTTTATTAAGCAGCCACTGCGCTCATATATCCTAACATTCTGTTGTTGCATGAACCAAAACCCGACATCGTGTAAATGTGTGCTACTTTGATGTTTTGATTAATCGGTTTAGCGAATGGTTCAAATCTAAAATTTTCATCTTTGTGGAAAATCAATTTTAAATATTTACTGTTTAACATAAACAAACCATTGGCAGGAACTTTCGCATCAGTAGTAACAGGAACACCGTTAAACATTAGTGAGCTGAAACCACCTTTGGCCATTTCAGAATCCATAAATCTTTGTTGTGGCTGAAGCAAATTATAATATCTATTGTAATTTGCTCGGGTAACTGAAATTAAATCAGGACTATCATTGTCGATAGAGCAGAGGTTGAAAAGCGTCTGCATTGCTGGGATGTTTAGCGTAGTAGTCGTTGAATCCACTTGAGCTTGCCACCAAGCATAGTCAGTTTGTGAGATACCACCAACGGTATTTGTAATCGAACAAATTTGGCGTAATCCTGCGATTGCGTCGGCATCTGCACCAGTATTATAAACAGCGGTACCGAAAGCGTCTTTAGCTGTTTTCTCTGCTGCTGCCATTTTTTCAGCAACTAATTTTAGTTTACCGCTAGATCCTGCATTCCTTAATTCTTCTCGTCTAGTAATAGTGATAGAAACATGGTGCTGTTTCCAGTTGTATTCTGCACCTGTAAATTGCTCATTGTCTGCCACGTCCAAAACGTCAGCACCATTATACCATCCTGAAGCTGCATTTGTTGCGTAAAGAAGAGGCATAATTATTGAGGTACCACCGTCCTGAATGTCTTTTGATTTTTGCATCAAATACTTAAGAGTAGCATTTGAATCAAAAATGTTATCTACCATTTTCGGTAGAAATTTCTTTTCAGTAATCGAACTAATTTGGTCCCATGTCAAAGGCATATAAAAATCCTTGTTTAATTGTTAATCTCTAGCTCATTCAGAGCTTCCATTGCTAAATCCCTATAACTCTTTCCATGATGATCAGTTACAGAAATTCCCTTTTGAGGAGCTCGAGTTTCCCCGAGTAATCCCAACTTAGTTCTTTTCTGTATCTCTTTCATGGCCTGTTCTTTCCCGATAGATTCGTGCTTCTGCGTGATTTGATCAAAGTAAAAATCCCTATAAGCAGTTTTGAAACTTTTTATACCATTTTGGTTTGCGTGTTCCAAAACTCGCATTTCTAGAGATTTGCCCGATTCATCCGGAGAGTCGAAATCAATCTGAGAATACTGTTTTCTAATGTCACTAATTTCTTTTTCTAGTTTGCTATCTTCTTCTTGTCGTAATCGCAGATTTTTTTCAGCGAGCGACTCTTGCATGAAGTTATCAAACTTACTCATTTTCTCGCTAACGATACTATCTAGTTTTGATATAAGTTCACTATTCGGATCGTTAGGATCTGATTGAAAATTTGGATCCGAATTTTGTTGTTGTTGACCAAAACTAGAAGGTTGACCATTTTGATATGCACTAGTTATTTGATTCCACCATTCTGGATTGCCCTGTGCTGCCTCGTAGATGTTACGATATTGATCCAATTCTTGCCTCTGGCGTTTGATATCTTCCATGTGTTGGGAGTAATCATAACCCTGACTGGCGCGCTTAAGAATAGTATCAATTGGCTCTTTTATCCGTTGGCCTCTGGCCGTATATTCAAACTCCTGTACTTGTTGTTGGGTGGGCGGGGTTTGGCGTCCGCCCATAATTGGAGAGTCGTCATTTTGGGATAAATCACCGTTTTCAACTTCGTTTGAAATTCCATTTTCTTGTAAAGATTCACTGATTAAATCATCATAGCCCATATAATAAATTACCTCTTACATCATAGGTTGGACGTTACGAGCACCTGCCTCCATAGGCAGGTTACCGGACGTCTGTTGTTGCTGTGGTTTTTGTTGATCTTGTGATCCACTCATATTTTCTGCAAAAGAATAAAAAGCATTCATTAGATTACCGAATGACTGTTTATCTTCTGGTGGAAGTTTTGATCTTTCGATCATATCACCTAATTTATTTAGATTATCATTGATGCTGGTAAGAAGTTGCTCGGCTCCTCCGCCCTGGTCTGCAGGGCCGGCATCTTTTTGACTTGGTGGCATTTGTTGAGGAATTTGTTCTTGCATTGGCATTGTAACACCTTTTTAGTTTAGTTTAGGCATTACGTCCGCCGTTTAAACAATCATAACGTTAGATTGATATAATTAATATGACCGGAAGTCTTAAATTAAAGCAATAATTAATATTCCATTCCGGTCATATTTCCAGCGACTTGGCCTTGGTCAGGGACCGCAGCGGTCTGCTGTTCTTGTAATTGCAATTGTTTTTGCTGAGTTCTCGCTAAAATTGCTTGGTAATTGGGGTATTCCATATCTTTTAGCACTTGTTCAGCATCTATTATCTGTCGATCATACAAATTAAACAATCGTTGTTCTTTCTCCACTTTTGAAAATGGTAGAGATGAACCCGTTGTAACTTTTACATCAAACTTTTTATTGAGAGCTAATATTTTTTCGTCACCCTCTTTATAACCCTGATCTGTTAAATTGTATGGAGTTATCCTTGCTACTTTTTTCGACTCTCCATTTTCATCAACTTGCACATCCACGTGAAATTTAAAATAATCCTGCAATAGTGGATTGTCTTTGTTAGTTACTCTCACTATTTGTGGAATGGTATAATATTGAAAAACAAACGCCAAATATTGTTGGCCTAATGTTTGTAGATAATTATCAAGTATTCTAGATTTCTGACGAATTCTGGTCTGTGCTGCTTGCTGAAGCTCCTGAATTGCAGAGGCCGCACTAACCCCTTCAGGGCGAACACCTCTTGTAATGTCCTGGGCGCCTGAAAGCTCATCGATCCACGTTTTATAACGATCAACTAAGTTAAGCACGTACGGCTGTAGCTGTGTTCCTTCTTCTCTCCTGACTTCACTACCCTTGTTCTTCTCTATGATCTCGCCAGGTCGATTATAGATGTTGTCAGTATCAACGCCGCTGGTATTGTCTACTATCCAAATTGGATTACCCGTCATCGTGAGCACATCTAGAGTAAAACTTAGAATTTTGTTTAAAATCTTTTGTGGTCCATCTAAGTTTTCAATCTCAGAAATGCCCCAAAACTGGCGTGGATCAATATAGTTTACCATTTTCTGAAATGGTATAATTCCTTCCTCTAGTGGATTCTCTTTGTCAACTAATAGAACATTTTCAGCAAACGCAATGAACCGACCATTTGGATATTTTTTTGATTGCTCGTAACTAGTAACCAACTCTCCATTTTCATCTTTTGTTGTTTTCTGCTTTTCTTCAAAATCCTCGTCTGCCCACCAACACTGGAATAAAACAGTTTCTTTTCTTTCACCAAAATTTTTAGGGTTTTCACCGGTTACGATATAACCATCAGTCGGATTTTGATATTTCTGGTCATGGAATTGCGCTTCTGACCTATTCATTACTATCGAATGTTCGTTATTTCCCTTAACAAACTTCCCCTTTTCGGGATATCTGCGCTTTATTTCCTCAATATCCACTATTTCGGCATAAAAAGCGTAGGGGCAATTATCATTAATATCCTTAGCGTCTGGGTACGGATAAAAATAAAATATATCTTTGCTACGATATGCAATTCTACCGAGTCCACTGTCCTTTTTTTGATCAAAATCTAAATCGGTTAATCCAGTACCATATATATGGGCATCAAAAAGCATTTCTGTTAGAGTGTATAGCCAATTGTTTCTGGCCCAATCCCAATCTGCTATTTGATTCAA